GTTAGGTATATCGGGTTTATTTCGATTTAAAGATGGCGTGAAACAGGTCGTTTGCATTTCTAATGGAGCGAAGATAGATTTTTGCGGACTTGATGATCCGGAAAAAATAAAAGGTATCTCCAACTATAAACGTGTGATCCTCGATGAATGGAGCGAGTTCGACAGTGAAGATTACAAGCAAGTTCGTAAACGTCTGCGAGGCAAACTCGGCCAGCAGATTATAACCACGTTCAACCCTATCAAAGAAACGCATTGGATAAAAAAAGAAGTGTTCGATATAGAAAAATGGCACGATATCCCAATGTGTGTGAATCTATCCGGAGTGCAAATACCTCCCGAACTTACAGCCGTAAAATCGATTCGTATGAATGAGGCGAAAATCCTCGTACCAAAGAGATAGAGGAACATGCACCTGATACCGTGGTGATACAGACGACTTATCTGAATAACTTTTGGGTTGTGGGTTCTCCCGACGGGACGTATGGTTATTATGATGAACAATGTATTGCCGACTTTGAGAAAGACAGGTTGAATGATCCCGATTACTATAATGTTTACGCTTTGGGGGAGTGGGGTGTGATAAGGACCGGATCGGAGTTTTTCGGTTCGTTTAATCGGGGAAAACATTCGGGAGAAGTAGTGTATGATCCGAAACTTCCGGTTCACATCAGTATTGATAACAATGTGCTGCCATATATCACTTGTACATATTGGCAAATTGCCGTCGGGAATACGATACAGATACGGCAGATATATGAAACTTGTGCCGAAAGTCCGAATAATACGGTTCGGAGGTCAGCCAAACTGGTTGCGGCCAAGCTGAAAGAATTTGCTCCCGAAAAGGTCTATCTTCACGGAGATGCTTCAACGAGGGCTGCCACGACGATAGATGAAGAGAAGCGGTCGTTTTTGGATTTGTTTATCGATACTCTCAAAGATGATGGTATAGAGGTGGAAGATTGTGTGAGCGAAAAAAATCCGAGTGTTGCCATGTCTGGCGAGTTTATCAACTCGATTTTTGACGGGCAGCAGTTGGGTATCGATATCCTTATCGGAGAGAATTGCAATACATCAATTGAAGATTATATGATCGTACAGAAAGATGTCAACGGTGCGATTTTGAAGACGAGAGTAAAAAACAAAATCACGATGCAGTCGTATGAGGAACACGGCCACATATCTGATACAATGCGATATATTGTTTGTGATGTATTGAAAGATGAGTTTGCCCGATTTTCCAATAGGAGGAAACGTAACCTCTATGCCCGTGATGGCGTGATTCATTTTTTCAATCCCGATACTAAGTGTGATTATTCGCAAGATGTCGTGTATGCGATGCCGAATGTGGGTGGAAAGTTTGTGATGGTACATGGAAAGTTGTGTGGAGTCAATTGGCATATCGTTGATGTTGCGTTCCGGGAAACCTCGTCGATAGAGGATATTGGTAATACGATTATTACTGTTGCTTCCCCTATAACGATAATAGAATGCGGGGAAGCATATTTCTCTTTTGTTCGAGGTTTGCGCTCACAGCTGTCCGGTGTACGGGTCATGCGGGAATACACCGACATGGACAGGAGGATTGCGGCTACGTCAGATTATGTAAGGAGTCATATTTTGTTTGATGAAAGCAAATTCAATGATAATGTCGAGTATGCGATGTTCATGAGTAATTTGCTTGACTACAAACGGGGTGGTGAAAAGAGGGAAGCCAGTGCGGTTCTGAGTGGTTTTATTAAGTTCGTAGTAAAGTCGTTTTCAAACGAGTGATTCTTTTAACTTGTTGTATCATTGGTTGTTATTTTCTGTTTTGATAGTTTGGAAAAAATCAGGATTTTGGCTGATTGGAGCAATTGACTGATTTTGTGTTTTTCTTTGTTGAAAAGCACAATTCATGAATTTTATACAAAGAATATTCGGCACCAAAGAATTCCGAACGGCAACGATTGAGAAAGAAGATAAGGTTCTGTTGTCGGCGGATTCGAGTTTGTCGGAACATACTGTGCTGCGATTGCAAGAGATATTGAGAAATATCGAAATGTTTGCTCGGCCTCGTGTTGTCAGCGCCAATTTTATGACTTTGTTTGGGACGGTTCCCGAGGTATTTTGGCCGATTGATTATATAGCTAAACGAATAAGTGAAGCACATTACGACCTTAAACGGGTTAAAGACGACAGTGTTGTGTGGTGTAACCGACTCAATGTCGATCGTATTCTCAGTAAACCGAATCCTCTTATGAGTTGGAGGGAGGTTGTTTATCAACATTTTGTTTACAAGCTGGTTACAGGCAATGCTTTTTTACGGGCAGCCATGCCCGATTCGATGGGTGCGGATACGCTTAAATGTCAATGGTGTTCTAATTATTGGGAGTTGCCGGCGGATAAGGTAACGGTTGAGCCGGTAACTTACAGTTATGGTATTCCCATATTCGGAATAGCAGATAAAAAGGAGCTGATAAAGGGCTATAAATTAGCTGTCAGTCCGTATACCGGATTGCTTATACCTCACTACCAGATATGGCATGACCGGGACGGATTACCGGAATGCTTGAATGGATACAACTATCTCAAAGCTAAAAGCCGTTTGCTGTCTGTAATGAAACCCATTGCTAATCTTATTGCTGTGTATGAAGCCCGAAATGTGATATATGTGAAGCGGGGAGGGCTCGGTTTTATTGTGGCAACGAAAGCGGATGAAACGGGGACTGTTGCCCTTGACCCCGATGAGAAAAAAGAGCTCCGTAAGGAGATAGACGGAAACTATGGTATTGGTGAGGGGAAATCCCCATACGGGGTAACAGATATACTAATCAACTTTGTTCGTACAAACTTATCCATATCCGAGTTGCAACCGTTTGATGAAACGCTGGAAGACGCGATAAAGATCGCGTCGATATATGGCATTCCGGCTGTACTCGTCCCTCGTAAAGACCAATCGACGTTCAGCAATCAAGATACGGCTGAAAAGAGTGTTTATACATCGACCATTATTCCGGCCGCAAAACGGTTCTGTGAAGAGTTGACCCTTTTTCTCGGCTTGGAACAGAAAGGATATTATCTCGATTGTGATTTTAGCGACGTTTCGTGTTTGCAGACAGGGCGTAAAGAGGCAGAAACCGTAAAAGATATGATACTCAAAAGAGGTCTCATGGCATTTAATGCCGGATTATGCACTCTTGATGATATACGTGCTCAGTTACATGAGGATCGGCGGGCTGATACGATTCCATTGTTTGGTAAGCTGAAATTTGAGATGACTCCGGAAGAATTAGAAAAGATAAACACCATAGTTAAAAACCAATCATTAACACAACCCTCGAAAGGAGAAGAAAATGAACGAGAAGATGAAAAGCCTTCAATATGAAACAAAGGCGCTTGAAGTATCGGAAAAAGGGATCGTTACCGTTGCAGTCAACGGTATAGGCATCGAGGATTCACAACACGACATCTCGATGCCGGGGTCATTTACGGAAACGCTCCATAATGACATCAAGAAAATGCGGTGGTATCTGAATCATGATTCGCGTCAATTGTTGGGAGTTCCGTTATCGGGCGAAGAAAAAGATGACAATCTCATCATGGTCGGACAGCTTAATCTTGACAAACAGATAGGCCGTGATATACTTGCGGATTACAAGTTATTTCGCGATGCCGGTCGTACGCTTGAACATTCGATAGGGGTGAAAGCACTTGCCCGAGATGAAGAAGACCGGCGCAAAGTATTGAAATGGCGTATGCTTGAATATTCCACGCTGACAGGTTGGGGGGCAAATCCTAATACTTATCTCGTCGGCCTTAAATCGGGAACGGAGCAGCAGTTGAGAGATGCCGTTGAATTTATCCGTCTAGCTTTTAAACAATACGGATATTCAGACGAGCGACTTAAAAATTACGATATGGAACTTAACATGCTACTCAAATCACTTAATGGCGGGCTTGTCGTGTCTTGCCCTCGCTGCGGTCATCAGTTCGACTACGAATCGTTACCCGAACATACCTTCTCGCATGAAGTGCAAGATGCTGCTGGTAATTGGTTACAATGGGCTGCGCAAGACATTGCCCGTGAAGAGATGGAAAAATTGCGTCCTGAAATACGAGAACAGGTCATTGCCATTATTGATGCACTCAAAGGTAATAAAGAGAGTTTGACGGAAAAGAGTATCACAGACTCGTTTGCTTATGTGCGTTGCCCATATTGCTATTCCCGTGTGTATCGCTCCAATACGATTCTGAATGGGTCGGAAGTAGAAGACGGTAACGTCGAGACGAAATCGGACACGGAACCGGAACATTCACCCTCGTTTTGGAAACAGTTGAATGAAAATATTATTAACCACTAAAAATAAGAAGAATATGGGAAAACTAACCAAGAAAGAA